CAACACTGGCGCATCATTCGACGACTAATCGAATAAATGAAGGGGATTTTTCCCCTTGACCCACTAATTAAATTAGAACTTATAGGAGTACCTAACAAATGCCATTCTGGTCAGAAAACTTTGGAGAGAACGCGGGCTTAAACGATCCAAAAAGAAATTTTAGATTTACTGTTGAATTTCAAGGAATTCAAGCTGCTCAAGGCGGCGCGAAACTTTGGTATGCTAAAACAGCCACCAAGCCTTCCTTTGCTATTAATGCAGCGGAGCATAAATACCTGAATCACACTTTCTACTACCCAGGAAATGTGACTTGGAACGATATTACGGTCACCATGGTTGATCCAGTTGACCCAGATATGTCTGCGACTTTATCTGCGATTATTGAAGGTTCCGGATATAAGCCGCCTACCAATGCAGAAGATCGTTCATCGATCTCCAAAGCTAAATCAGCATCTGCGCTTGGTACTGTCATCATTACTCAACTTAATTCCGACGGAGAGCCGCTAGAGACGTGGACATTATGGAATTCTTTCTTAACAGAAGTGAAATATGGTGATAACCTTGAGTATGGAAATGATGATTTGACAGAGCTTTCAGTTACTATCAAATACGACTGGGCTAGATTAGAGACAGACGGCAAGTCTGCAGCTACCGCTGGTTCCCAACAATCATTCTTCAACGCATAACATAAAAACATAGAGGTGTACATTGTCACGCAATAGAGATCGTATGGGTTCGAGCACCCCGCAAGCTAGCTCACCCCCAGAACAGGCTCTACAAGAAAACCCGGGATTCGCTTTCGTAGTTCCGACCGAATTTGTAGAACTTCCATCGGGTGGAAGGTTTTATTCAGAAAACCACCCCCTTCATGGACAAAACACAATTGAAATCAAGCAAATGACTGCTAAAGAGGAAGATATCCTTACTTCGAGAACTCTTCTCAAGAATGGTGTCGCTATCGATAGAGTGATTCAGAGTTTGATTTTAGACAGAAGAGTAAATTCAGACAGTCTTTTGGTGGGAGACAGGAACGCTATCCTAATCGCCGCCAGAGTGTCCGGATATGGTAATGATTATAACACTACTGTTAGTTGTCCAAATTGCGCAGCAAGTCAGGAGTATTCTTTTGATTTAAATAACGCAAATATCCACGTTGGAGAAAGTGATAATTCATTGGCGCTCAGTGCTAACGATGATGGTACGTTTACTACCACACTGCCTAGAACCAAGGTTGAGGTTGCATTCAGGCTTTTAGACGGAACAGATGAAAAGAGCATGCTTGCTCAAGCTGAGAACGCTAGAAAGCGCAAAAAGCCAGAACAAGCAGTAACAAGCCAAATTAGAAGCATGGTAGTTGCAGTCAATGGCGATGAGACACCACAGGCGTTGAATTACTTGATTGAAAACATTCCCTCGCTGGACGCTCGTCATCTAAGACTGTGCTATAAGCAAGCAGCACCAAATGTTGATTTAACACAACACTTCTCTTGCGGCGAGTGTGATCACGAACAGCAAATGGAGGTGCCGCTCACCGCGGACTTTTTTTGGCCTGACCGGTGAGTACATGGAGAACGTATATGAGCAGTTTTTCTTCCTGAAATATTCAGGAGGCTGGTCACTCTCCGAGGCATACAATCTACCTCTTGGACTAAGAAATTGGTTTGTTAAGAGATTATTGAGACAAATTAAAGCAGAAAATGAAGCATATGAGAATGCATCAAAGGGTAGAGGAAACGGCGCCCAAGAGCTAACTTCATTTAATCAACCTAAGATGCCAAACGAATTGGCAGACCGAGTAAAAAGACAGGGTTCTTAAGAACCTTGTCTTTTTTGGTTAATAACTAATTATTGTAGCATCGATGCGAGGGATTTAAATTGACACTGACCCCAGAACAATTAGCAGAACTTAATAACCTAACTCTTGAACAAATTAGGTTAAAAAAAGAAGCGAACGCATTTAATGATGAAGAGCTTGCTCATTTAGATAGTGTCATAGCAAGACGTAGAGAAGACCAGCAGTATCTCATGAAAGCTAATGCTGAGTTGCTGGCTTATCAGGAAAAACTTTCTGGTATCGGCAACACATTAGACGCAAACTTACTTAAAAGACAAGTCGCTCGCGATCTTATGGAAAACGAGCTTCAACTACTTCAAGCAGAATTAAAGACAAAAGAAACAATTACTGCTGAGGATTTAGCAGCAGTCGCCGCTTTAGAAGAAAGACTCGAAGTACAAGATGAAATATTAGGTGTCCAAGAGGAAATGAACAAGAATATGAGGCAACAAACCTCTCTTGTTCAGGCTGCTTCGAAAGCCGGCATGAAGCTTGGACTCGCGTTTCAAGATTCAACCTTGATCTTGGGCGAATTAAACGTTGGCTTCCAGAAGCTTGGTGGCATGCTGACAGGTAAATTTATCGACGGCATGGTTGGTATGATAACTGCTTTTGACGAGGCTTCAAAAGCCTTTGAGACCCAATACGCAATGGGTCAGGAGTATGAGAAGCAATTAGGCTCAATTTATGGAGAGCAAGCTCAATTAGGTGTCTCTATGGAAGAGCTTACCAAGGGGTATGGCGATTTAATCGATAACTTCACTGACTTCACAATGCTAATGCCTCAACAGAGGGAAGAATTGGCTAAAACAGCCACAGTAATGCAGGAAGCTTACGGTGTGGCAACGGCTGATTTTGCTAAAGGAATACAATCATCCACAAAAATGTTAGGCTTGAGTGTGGGGAGAGCGAAAGAGTTCCAAGGAGAGTTAGTTGAAACAGCCAAAGCTATAGGAGTGGCACCAGCCCAACTATCAGCACAATTTGCTCAAATGGGTCCCGAGTTGGCTAAATTTGGTCGACAGGGAGGCAAGGCATTTAAAGAGTTGGCTAGAGTTTCTAAGATTACTGGTATGGAAATGAGCAAGGTGTTGGCAATTACAAACAAATTTGACACTTTTGAAGGCGCAGCAGAACAAGCAGGTCAATTGAACGCCGCGTTGGGCGGAAACTTTGTAAATGCCATGGATCTCATGATGGCTACTGATCCTGCTGAGCGTTTTGGAATGATCCGCGATGCAATACTCGATACGGGATTAACCTTCGATGATATGTCCTATTATCAAAAACAATTTTACACAAATTCGCTTGGTTTATCAGATGTTGGTGATCTTGCACTCATGCTTTCTGGAAATATGGATAACTTGGCTGGATCCGGTCAAAAAACCGCTAAACAATACGAAGAGCAAGCCAAGAAAGCAAAAGAATTAATGACGATTCAAGAAACACTAAAGAGTATTTTCTTGGAGTCTGCACCGGCTGTTGAAAATATAGCGAATGCTCTGGCGTGGGTGGCAAGGCTGCTGGCAGATAATGCCAAAGTTGTTATGGTGCTTACAGGCGCCTATGTTGCCTATCAGGGGATATTGGCAGCCGTCGCCATCAAAAAGGGTTTCATGGCAGCCAAAGAAACGTTATTTGGAGTATCGAGAACCAAAGAATTGGCACAAATTAAAACAACTACCGCCGCAATTCATCGTCAAACAAACGCTTACGGCAAACTCGATAAAGTTAAAAAGAAGGCTAATATGACACCCTCACCAGCCGTCGGAGGCGCCGGCGGAATGGCAACCGCCGCAACCATCGCCGCAATTGGTGTTGCTTTGCTCGGTCTTGGCGTTGGGTTCATGGCAGCAGGCAAAGGCGTTGCTTTCATGGCGGAAGCGATGCAGGATATGTCAGTTGGTCAAATAATAGCGATGGGAGTGCCGATTGCCGCACTAGGACTAAGCTTTAAAGGTCTTGCGCTGGGGTTGGCAGCAGTTGCTGTTCCTGCCGGCGCAGCAAGTCCACCCTTACTTTCTCTTGGTGCTGCTATTGTGTTGATAGGTGGCGGCATCGGTCTTGCTGCAGCAGGTATTGGTCTAATGGCAGAAGGGATAGCAAAATTATTTGACGCAATCTCACTTAAAAAACTCCTCAGCTTGGGAGTATTCCTGACAGCAGCAGCATTTGGATCCGCTGGATTAATTGCAGCCGGCATCGGATTAGGTGCAATGGCAGTTGGGATGGGGCTATTATCACTTGCACTTTGGAGTATCTCGACAGATGATCTCGAAGCAATCGCAACTTTCACAGAATCGTTGGCTTCTGTAACAACAAGTCAAATGAAAGAGTTGGCAGACACCATCAAAGCTGTCGCCAAAGCAATGGATGATATCCCAGTTAAGAAGGCGATGGTATTCGACACAATTATGAAACAAACGGCGATTACTGCTGCCACCGTTTCTAGAGCCAATGCCTCGCCCGGAGCAAGTACAACAAGTGCAACAAACAATGTATCTCGGACAAATACTGGAAACAGAGGAAAGATCGGAGAAGTATTAATCAAATTTGACACTGATCTTTTTGAGAATAAAGTAATTAGTATATACGAAGAGCAGGACGGGCTTTCCGCGCAAGCAGAAGCTTATGGGACATCACCTGCTTCAAGGAGATAATAGATGAGCACCAACCCTTTTGACCCAAATAGATTCTTTGATGCATCAAGGTATGGTGGTTTACTTAAAAAAGCCGGCAAGCCTATTGAAGAGGTATCTAAAGAAGCCGCAAATCTTTTTTATGCTGATGGCTCTGATGCGTTAGCTAACGATGGTCTAACTATTGATTTTGAACATGTTCCGAGCGGTGAGACAGTATATTTTAAAGCGTTTATTAATGCGTTTAATGAAAC